ACCAACGAAGATACAGCTACTGATGTATACAAACTAATCAGAAAAGCGCACAGGGAAAAACAATCTTACTACTACCGACGAAGAACATCACAGTTATCATCTGATGATGTAAGACAATATCGTGATTGGACAGACAGACAACACACCACCAATGCACCTAAATACAATATCAAGGTCAGGAAACTTGGTCGCAGAGTTGTCATTGAATACAACCCAGAGTATGCACTCAAGATGTTTGAGATACAAAAACAAAAATTAATTAATTCAAACAAACCTAAACATAGGTCTAGACCAAGATTATTTATGGCTGACGTAGATCCTCAAACCTTGGCACAAGAACGAGCTAGGGCAAGTATAGAAGGTATGTTTAGAGATATGGAGTTAGATACATCATTACTACCAACAGAAGGGAATGAACATGAATGAGATAGGACAGAAAGTATCCAAAAAAGATTTGAATCTCGTAGAAGTAGAATGGCTCGACGCAATGTCGGATGATAACACTTGGCAAGAACTAGATGAACTACGAAAACAAAAGCTAAGACCTGTCACCTGTGTCGGTTGGCTGCTAACACAAAATTCAGAGGTGACTATACTTATATCATCATTCGATGAAGATAGTCAATGTGGCGGTGGGGGTACAGTTATACCTACCAACTGCGTACAAAAAATTACGAAGGTAAGGGAGAAAAATGACGACACAAACAACTAGCCTATTTGTATATGGCACACTCAAGAGGGGGCACAGATTGAATAGTGTGCTAGGCGGCGGCTCAACTTTGATATACCCTGCCATTACACTATTAAACAACTACGACTTGCAGGGATATGCTGACGCATTTCCTATAATGACACTAACAGAAGAAGGAGAAGGATACAGAATATTGGGAGAACTATATTCAGTAATGCCCTCTGTCATGGATAGGGTAAACTCTATCGAGGGCGGTGCGGGTTACATACCATACATAGTAGATGTGAGACCAATGGATTCTAATGAGAAAAGAGTAGAACAAGCAATCACATTTATCTATCCTAACACCGACAAGTACATGACCTTATCGCCTATCAATTCTACCAAAATGTCTGACATAACAGGGGAAGTAAAGGTCTGGGCATGATAAACTTTTTAACAAGTATACTTGTAATAATTACCTTGACTTGCATACCAACATATACTATTGTAGGTGTGCTTACTGATAAAGATATGCAAAATCCTTTTGCTATTATCTTAGCAATAATATTTATATACATAGGAGTACTAACATGGCGGAACCTTACAAACGCAAAATAGAAAAAGAAGATGACATACTTGAAGATGGTGATTTTGTTTTAGATGGATATAGTGTTCATTTAGATAAAAATGTTTCTAAACATAACGATGATTTAGAAGAAGATATAAACGATTACGAAGATATACAGGAGGAATATGCCTTTCAATCCGAAGACACACAACCTATTGCAGTCGACAGATTTGTCAGTCGCTTTGGAAAAAGCCGTCGATCATCTAGATAATTCTGAAAAAGACGAACCATTTATTTGCGTAAAAACTGATAAGCCTTTCTCATTGAAGATGAGGTTTCATCAATACATCAAAGCCTTTAAGGTGCAGATGAAAGATGTAGCAGAGGTAGATGAGAATAAATATGACCACCTTACCTTTACCGATGAAGGAGATAAAGAATTAATTATTACTTCTTCTTTAGAGAAGGATCAATTAGTATTATTAACAGATGAAGGAGACTTATTATGAAGAAGAAAAATAAACAACTAGAGGATGATGTCAAACTCTTTGCGGATTGTTGTTCGGATTTGAAAAAACCCATAGCAGAACTATCCAAGAAGTATCCTATACAAATGATACACTCAGCACTCATGGAAGTAGGACTTCGTATGTCTATGCTCAGCATGGGTACAGAAAATACTATGGCTATCTTTGAAACAATTATGAGTAACTTAGGTGGCTATGGTACACTAATAGACCAAGACACTCGTGCCATGAGGGAACGAGGAGAAGATGATTTAGATGCAATAGAGAATTGGGAGTATAATGTCAACATCAGCAAAACCATCCATTGACCATGTGCCAACACAGTTAAAGTATTGGGCAGATAAAATGTACGACGCAGAATTTGAAGACAGGTGGAGAGCCTATCACGAGGCTAGGACTCTCTATCTAATGTACAAAAAACTTAACGATGAAGGAATAGAATATGAACCAAACTTTTAAAAAGATAACCCCAAATAGTGGAGCCTCTTGGTATGTGAAATGGACAGCGAGTATTATTATGATAGTAGGCATGGTCATGACAGCTATAGAATTTACACCATTTAATTTATTCTTTCACTTGGGCGGAGTCACAGGTTGGTTTATTGTAGGATGGATGTGGCACGACCGAGCATTGCTTACAGTCAACTCAATAGCCATGTTCATATTCGCAGTAGGTATCTTGTTAAACTTTTAGCTTGACAATTTATTTCTATGTGATAATATATAGAAAAGGAGTGTGTGATGAAATACAATGGCAACAGAAGTAAGATGTCCGAGGGCGTAAATAAATATTGGATCTCGGCAAAGAATACACAAAAGAAACGAACACGAGCACAACCACTAAAGGTTGTAGCACCTAAACCAAAGGAGAACTCATGACAATAGATATAACTGACTACGATAGACTTGCATCGGACAATCAAGTAAGACTTTTAAATATACTTCTTGATACAAATAAAAAACTAGAAAGAATAGCCGTTGCCTTAGAAGAAAAAGAAAAGGAGAGCAAATGAAATATGATGTAACGACTAGCCATATGTTTACACAGCATTGGATTGTTGAAGCTAAAGATAAAGACCAAGCGGCGGAAAAAGTTGCCAATGGTAAAATAAAATTTGATAAAACTTCCAGAAAGTTTGTATCTGATAAACTAACAATGGGGTTAGTTACAATACCAGATGTAGCCATTCGTTCTGTAGAACCTCTCGAAGGTCAAGAGCAAGGCTTTGAAACATTTGATGTAGATGTAGACGGAAGTTATGGAGGTACAGACCCAGAATGAAAAATGTATTAGCAACCTTTACAATACAAGACAACGGTTTTGAATACTTTGACTATGCCCTCTTTCCAAGAGGGATGTCTAATGACGAGATGTTAAAAGAAATGTTTGAACCTGTTGATGATAATGAGGATAGAACATTTAAGATATATAAGTTACAAGAGGTAACCAAAGAAACAGAAGATGTGTTAAGAGATTTACACATAGCATTTTAAGGGGGCACATGAAAGAAATACATTTAATAGACAAGCAAGTGATAATAAAAATCATGGATAAAGTAGAAGACAATTATGATTTTACGTCTGAAGATAGCAGACTCATGGCTTTTACATATTTATGGGATGAATTAAAGGAGGCTATCTATGCCAAAAAAAGATGATGAGTTGGTTATACCAACAGAACTATTAGAGAAAGATCCTAACGAACTTGCACAAAATGAGAGTGAGATACAAACAATAATATCGTATCTACAAAAGACTCGTGAGAATATTAGGTCAGCAGAAAAAGCAGGTAAGCGGATTACTAGCAAGACGGCAAAGGTAAAGACACCCGAGCCCGTAACACAAGGCAGTATACTTGATGTACTGATTAAGGATGTATAATGGATTTATTAGACTCAGTTAAGTTACCTAAGTATGTATACGAAGACGGCAAACCTAGACAGAATGTATGGGATACTTCAAGCCTATCATCTTTCCTAGCTTGCCCTCGTCTATATAATCTTACAAACCTAAATGGTTACAAGATGAAATCATACGGCACAGTAACAGGATTTGGGTCAGCGGTACATGATGGTTTTGAAATACTAGACACAGGAAAATTCAACAAAGAGAGCAAAGAAGAATCCATAAATAAAGCTATCAAGTATGTGCTAGAAACATATGGAGAAGATTTACAAAGTGCAGAAGATAAAGCAAGGGGACTTGAGGCGGCACTTAGAGCAATAGTATGGAGAGCAGAAGAATATTGGGATGACACCATTACAATAGCTTCCATGCCCGATGGTGCCCCCTGTCTCGAAACAAGATTTGAAGTACCTTTTGGTAATCACAGGTTCTCTGGTCGTATAGATAAAATAGTTTTATTCGCAGGTGAATTATATTTGTGTGATACAAAGACAACCAAAGCGGCGTTGAGTGAGCAGTACTTTAAAATGTATAGACCAAACAACCAGGTGTACGCATACTTGTGGGCGGCTCGTGAAATCATGGGGTTACCTGTTAAAGGTTTTATTATTGAAGGAGTGCAAACAGGTGCGAACTTCTGTAGATTTAATCGTACAGTATTTAATGTATCTAAAACTTCTATTGATGAATGGTACATGGATGCACAGTATTCATTATCTGTTGCGGATTCTTTTTGGGATGCGGGTTACTACCCCGCAAACTTCACCGCATGTGGTAACTATGGTGGCTGTAAGTTTAGAGAAGTGTGCGGCGAATCACCAGAACATAGAACTACATTGCTTAATGAAGACTTCGATAGGCAAGTGCATGAAAGCCTACATCAAAAGGGTGAATTGATTCATGCAGAAGATTTATTTAAAAAACAAAATAAAAAATAATTGTTGACAATTTTTGTCAATATGCTATTATTACAATACAGGAGATAAATATGGCAAGTATTAGAAATCATACATCAACTGATGTAACTAAATTACTTCTCGTTGGAGATAGTGGCTCTGGTAAAACTGCAACGTTAGCAACACTAGCTAATGCAGGTTACAACCTACGCATACTAGACTTTGATGATGGGTTAGCTATCTTACCAGAGTTCTTAATAGACTCAGCGGTGGATAGAGTAAGTTTCGTAACACTAAAAGATCCAATAGGCAAAGCAGATGCATTTCGTAAAAGTGCAAACTTAATTGCTAATTGGAAAGATGGTGACGAAAACTTTGGGCCTGTTAATAAATGGACAAGCAAAGACGTTCTAGTTATTGACAGCTTAACATTGATGGGTGAAGCGGCTTTAAGAGGGGCACTCTCGTTTAACAACAAGAAGCCTACCGACCAAGCTACTCAACCAGAGTGGGGAACCGCCGCTCGTGATGTGCAAAACATTGTTCAATATATAACAGGTTCAGAAGTTCCGTGTAATGTCGTAGTGACCACACACATGCAATACATGGAAGGAGACACGGGAGTCTCCAAGGCATACCCAACTAGTGTCGGGTCTAAACTATCTACTAAACTGGGTAGGTATTTTAACTGCGTGTGCAGAATAGATACTAGAACATCTAGTAAGGGAACTGAGCGTACCTTACGAACTGTTTCAGATCATAGAATGGATCTAAAAGTAACGGCTCCAAGTTTACTTGAGGCAAACGTTCCTTTGGATTTAGCTAAGTTATTTGAAGCTATTCAGACAAGTGCTCGTAAAAAATTGTCGAAAGACAATGTCATTAACATCAACACAGGAGGTAAATAATGGCAGATATACAAAACTTTTTAACCATGCATCCAGACGATATACCAGAAACGCAGGTGCTACCAGAGGGTAGTTACGACTTCGTTATCACTAGTTATCGTTCGGATAAAGTCGGTGAGAAGCAAAATGAGATTGTGCGTATCAACGTAAAGGCTCAAGCAGTTTTAGAATCGGACATCACAGATGGTGATTTGGAAAACTGTGAACCAACCAGATTGGAGTTCTGGGCTACTAAAAATGCTCTGAAACAGGGTAACCCTGTTATCTCATTAAAATCTTTCTTGTTTAATGCTATGGGCATGGACAAGGTTGGCTTTGGTGAAGCATTGGAGCAATGCATTGGTCAAACATTTAGCGGTGTTGTGAAACACGAAATGGTTGGCAGAAACAAAGATATACTACAGGCTTCTGTTAGTCGTATCTTGAAAGCGGCATAATCATATGGGTGAGTATGCAGTGCACAGAAGAGTTGCGTCACAACTTGTAGATAAACCACAGATCTGCATTGTTATGGATCATCCTTCCAACGACGAAGTACGTTTGAATAAAATACTTGCAGGTGATTTTATTATAAGCAGAATCTGTACACAAGTCGGTATTGACATTAACAAATGCATGCTCACCCACGCATTCCAACTAAAGCCTGCACAGGACAACTTACAAAACTTCTTTCATAAAAGAAGTGAGTACAAAGCTTTATGCAAAGAATCTGAGTGGAGAACGCCTTATCCGATTACCACCTATGGATACCTCAAACAGGAGATGGGTCAAGACTTAGAACGTTTGTATAATGAAATCAATGAAGCACAGCCTAACGTAATTATTGCAATGGGTAGTATTTCATTGTGGGCACTGACGGGCTTCGATAAGATTGGTGTGTATCGGGGTGCTGTGATTGAATCTTCTACCGATTCTCTTGACAGAAATTACAAAATTATACCTTCTTATAGTCCGTCAGCCGTCTTTAAAAATTATGGATTTAGATATCATCTTTATTCAGATTATAAAAAAGCAAAACGAGAATCAAGAACATCAAAGATAAATTACGAAGAACGAGAACTTTGGATAGAACCAAGCATAGAAGACTTATATACATTTGAAAGTAAATACATCAAAGATTTGGGTGACACCAAGCCTTTATCATTCGACATTGAAACAGCAGGCGGGCAGATAACTTGTATTGGGTTTGCCCCCTCCTTAAACCACGCAATCGTTGTACCATTTACATATAACTATTGGGCTGAACCCGATAGGAAAAAAGCTTGGGCATGGGTTAAGAGATTATTAGAAGATGAGACCATAGTTAAAGTTGCACAGAACCAGACATATGATGTGTCATGGTTGAAGTATATGCAAGACATAGAAGTCAAAGGAACGATCCACGACACTATGCATGCACAACACTCATTGCAACCAGAACTAGAAAAAGGTCTTGGATTCCTGGGCTCCACATACACTAACGAGGGTGCATGGAAAACTTTAGCCAAGTTTTCTGACAGCACAAAAGCCGATGAGTAGTGAAACGACCCAATTTTTTCTCAGCTAAATCCATAGATAAAGTATGGGATCAGCAATCTGAATCTTATGTAAGATTGTGGCGAGCCGTCCTTGACCAACTGTTACAAGATTTATTGTATGAAGGTAATGGTAAAGAAGATAGGAAAGCCCACATATATTCGTGGCAGTGGTTTGATAAAGATATAGAAGACTTTGAATCGGTGTGTGACTTGGCTGATTTAGATGCGGCTAGAACAAGGACAGAGATTAACAAACTAATGGAGAAGGTATATGGCAGTAACTATAAACGAAAATTTGAAGAAAGCAAAAGAGCTATTGAGTGGCGACAGAGAAAAAGAATACGGAAACAAAAAAGCCAATCATGAAAACATAGCCAGACTTTGGAGTGCTTATCTTAAAAAAGATGTGTCCGCTCATGATGTGGCAATATGTATGTTACTGTTAAAGGTTGCACGATTACAACAAGGAACTCCTAGTGCCGATACATATATTGATATGGTTGGGTATTCTGCTATTGCAGGAGAGTTATGCGAATAATCAAAAACACAGAAATAGGAAAACACGAGTTATCTAAAAATCAAATGAACTGGGTATACTGTGCTTTAGACTGCACACTTACTCATGAAATATGGACAAAGATTTACGAAGAGTTAGATGAAGATACAAGGGGCACATACCAATTTGAATTAAACAGTTTAAAACCTGCGATGAGTATGATGTTAAAAGGACTCAAAGTAGATGAGGAGAAAGTACGTAGTATAAAAGAACCTCTTAAGAAGAATAGATTAAAACTCGAACGTATGTTACATTTGTTTGCCAATGCTGTATGGGGTAAAGATTTAAATCACAACAGCCCTGTCCAACTTAAAAAACTTTTATACGAAGAACTAAACTTACCACCTGTTGTTTCTTACAAGGGGGGCAAGCAAAAGATATCTACAGATAGAGCGGCGTTGGAACAATTATCAGAAACATATCCAAGAGCCAAACCATTCTGTTACACCATACTAGCACTGCGTGATATCGACAAACACTTATCTGTATTGGCATCTACAAGAGACAAAGATGGGCGTATTCGTTGCTCATACAATGTGGCTGGCACAGAGACAGGTCGTTGGTCTTCTTCAGAAAGTCCATGGCGAACAGGAACTAACTTACAAAATGTGACTAAAGATTTACGCGCTGTATTCATACCTGACACAGGACAAAAAATGTTCTACGCGGATTTAGAACAAGCAGAATCTAGAGCGGTTGCCTATTTAGCAGGCGATCAAAATTATATAAATGTTTGTGAAAGTACAGACTTACATACAGAAGTTGTTAAGATGGTCTGGCCCAACATGGGTTGGTCTGGAGATCCTAAACAAGATAGAGCACTAGCAGATAAACCTTACTACTTGCATCACAGTTATCGAGATATTTGTAAACGAGCAGGACATGGTACTAACTACGGTGTTACAGCACATTCACTTGCACGTCAAATTAAAATAAAAGTATCACAAGCTACAAGATTTCAGTTGCTTTATTTTGGCGGTATGGTATCATTAGAATCAGTAGAACGTTGGCATAAACAAGATATCAAGGGGGGCTTCAGAGAATTGATTGACCAAGGAGAAAAACTATCTGGCAATATGTTAAAAGTTAAAGGGGCGTTTCCTGGAATCAGAGATTGGCACCATGCTATTCGTTTAGAACTAAATGACAAAGGTTGCTTAACCACTCCACTAGGCAGACGCAGACAGTTTTGGGATAGACTATCTGACAACTCTACCTTACGACAAGCCATTGCTTATGTACCACAATCAACCATAGGTGACTTACTCAATCTAGGTTTGTACAGAGTATGGAATGAGTTAGCTAGTGAAGGTGTTGAAGTGTTGGGTCAAGTACATGATGCAATACTCGGTCAATGTCCTATAGATAAAATAGATGAACTAATGCCAAAAGTATTAGAAAGAATGCACAATCCATTGATGGTCGATGGACGTAAAATGATTATACCGTCTTCAGTTGAGATTGGTGACACATGGAAGGATATGAAAACATGGCACGGAACTACCCAGATTACATAAAGGCTTGTGTAGATGCAGTTAAATATAGCCCCATTCCTAAACCATTTGCACAATGGACAGCTATCTCATCAATCGCAGGTGCGTTGGGAAGAAAAGTTTGGTTTCCTATGCCTAACTATAACATTGGGTCTAATCTATTTGTTATCCTAATTGCATCGCCTGGTCGTAATAAATCAGTAAGTTTAATAGTACCTTTCTCAAAAGTATTTAGCAGACTTACATCACCTGTAGGTGCAACAGAAGAAGATCATAATTTTAATTCTGGTTTAGATGCATATGGATTACGTAATCATCCTTTGTATTCTATACAAGATAGAATTACTCCAGAGAAACTTGCGGTTGATATGACTAAGATTACTCGTATGGATTTACGTTTATGTACAGAAGAGAATCCAGAATTTTATGATTCATCTTTAACTTTAGTAACTTCAGAGTTTGGTACATTCATGGGCAGGAACGAAAGATACTTGCAAATGTTTTTAACAGATATGTGGGATGCAAAAGATCAGTACAGTCACAAAACAAAAACATCTGGTGAATATATTATTGAAGGGCCTTGTTTAAATTGGATTGCGTGTGCAACACCAGAACAGTTTGTAGATAACTTACCAGAAGACGCAAGGTCACAAGGACTACTATCACGCATAATACCAATCTTTTATGAAGGCGAAAGAATACCACAAGACTTAAATCAAAAAGTTATTAGTGAAAGTATGCTCAACAATTTACGTAACGACTTAAGTCATGTTGCTAAAATGTATGGGCCTATGACTTTTCACAAAGATGCTTTTGATAAGGCCAATGAAGATATTTTTTACAACTTAAAACCAGAGCCAACAGATCCACATTTATCTGAGTACTGTCAAAGACGTGTATCCCACTTCTTAAAAATAGCAATCTCAGTGTCTGCTTCAAGACGTACTTCTCGTGAGATCATGTTGGAAGACTGGGAACTTACTAAAGAGATTATGTTTGATATGGAACAGAACATGCCTAAAGCACTAGAGGGTTTTGGTATGGCAAGAACAGGGCGTATTGCTCACGATATGAGGGTGTGGTTGGATGCCACACTTGCAGGCAAAAAGACGCACATAAGTATGCGTGCTTTTAAACGTGAGTTACTTAGAAAGATTCCCAATCCTGGCGAATTAGATCAAACCATAAGAGCAATGGAAGATTCGGGTTACATAAAAGTTGAAGGTAATTTAGTCTTTCCTTGTAAAAAGTGATTGATTGTTAAAATGAAAAATGTTATACTGCAAACTTTACGTGTGAAAATAAAGGAAAATTATGAAACTAGAAATTGATATGACTAAAGACAATCTGCTACCCCAAAATGCAGTAGATATCTTACGAGATAGGTATATGTTACCAGAAGAATTAAGCCCACAAGAGTCTTTTGCTAGAGCTTGTATGGCATTTGCTGATAATAAAGCACATGCTGAAAGGCTGTATAAATATGTATCTAATCTGTGGTTTATGTTTGCATCACCACTCTTATCAAATGGGGGCACTTCAAGAGGTCTCCCTATATCTTGTTTCCTAAATTATGTACCAGACAGCCGTGAAGGACTAGCGGATCATTACAATGAAAATATATGGTTATCTAGTATGGGCGGCGGAATAGGTGGTTATTGGGGTCATATTCGCTCACAGGGACAGTCAACTAGCACAGGTAATAAAACCACAGGGGTAATTCCTTTTATGCACGTAGTAGACAGCCAAATGCTTGCTTTTAACCAAGGTTCAACCAGACGCGGCTCGTATGCCAGTTATATGGATATATCACACCCAGAGATTGTTGAGTTTATAGAGATGAGAAAACCTACAGGCGGCGATATTAATAGAAAGAATTTAAACATGCATCATGGTATAAACATACCAGACAAGTTTATGAAGGCTATTACAGAAGATTTAGATTGGGATCTCATTGATCCAAACAGCAAAGATGTGGTGCAAACAGTAAAAGCCCGAACTTTGTGGATTAAACTTATGGAAACACGTATGCAAACTGGTGAGCCTTACCTAATGTTTATTGACACAGTTAACAAACATTTACCTAAAGAATTAAAACAAAAAGGTTTAAAAGTAAATCACTCCAACTTGTGTAGTGAGATTACCTTACCTACAGCAGATGACCGAACAGCGGTGTGTTGCCTATCAAGTTTAAACTTGGAATACTTTGATGAGTGGTCTCAAGATGAAATGTTTATAGAAGACATCGTGCGTATGTTGGATAATACACTTACTAGCTTTATTAAGAGTGCCCCCTCTAGCATGTGGAGAGCATCTAAAAGCGCTGAGTCAGAACGATCTATCGGTTTAGGTACTATGGGTTTCCATTCATACTTACAAAAAAATAACATAGCTTTACAAAGTCCTATGGCGATGGGCCCTAATATAAAAATATTCAAACATATTAAAAAACAAGCAGATCAAGTTAATCTGTTATTAGGAAAAGAACGCGGCGAAGCGCCCGACATGAAAGGTTCTGGTAAAAGATTTGCACACATGATTGCTATTGCACCAAATGCAAGTAGCTCTGTTATATGTGGTAACACTTCACCAAGTATAGAACCCTTACGTGCAAATGCATTCTCGCAAAAAACATTAAGTGGTACGTTCTTAATTAAGAATAAGTACTTAGAACAATTATTAGAAAAGAAAGGAAAAAATACAAAAGATGTTTGGCAAACTATTATTACTAGTGGAGGAAGCGTTTCTACCTTGGACTTCCTCAATGATAAAGAAAAAAATGTATTCAGAACTGCTATTGAAATCGACCAAGCCTGGCTCATTGACCTCGCAGGAGAAAGACAAAAGTACATCTGCCAAGCGCAATCGTTAAATTTATTTTTCCCACCTGATGTAGAAGTCAGAAGATTAAATAATGTACACAAACGTGCGTGGACTAAAGGATTAAAAACGTTATATTACTTACGCAGTGAAGCTATCAGACGAGCAGAAAACATATCTGTTAAAGTCGAAAGACAAGTACGTGCAGATAGCGAAGAAGAATGTGTAATGTGCGAGGCATAGAAAGGATAGAAAATGTCAGTATTTAATAGTAGATCATATTA